GCTCGACGTCGTCGATCCTCGACCGCCTCGCGCGCCATTCGTCGGTGACTCATCGAGCACGCTCCTTCTCGACTCTCTCGGCGGCGAGTTCCGCCGTCAGTCCGTGAACGATCGCGCGAAGGCGATCGACCTCGGCGCGCAGTTCGGTGATCGACGACGTCGCCGCACGCACGCCGTCGACGAGCGTCATCGTCGACGAGCACCCGAGCAGCGCGCGAGCGCGCCCGAGTTCGAGGACGTCGTTTGCCTTCGTCGTCATGCTCCCTCCGTGTCGTGCGGCGCGCGGTTCATCGACGCCGCTGTCGAGAACCCGTCGGGGTATCGCTGCCAGAGCTTCTCGATGTTCTTCGCCGCGACGCGTGACAGCGGGATGCCGAGGTGCCACGCGGCGACGGCGACGTACCAAAGCACGTCGCCGAGTTCCTTCTCCAACTTCACGACGTCGAGCGGGTGCCCGTGCCCGACGTGCTTCTTGATCAGGTCGACGGCCTCTCCCGCCTCGCCTGCGAGACCGAGACCGACGACGGCGAGCGCCGTCTTCGTGTCGGCGTTGTCGTTCGCGGTGCGTGCCGCCTTCACTTGGTAGTCGTCGAGATTCACTCTGTCCTCCTTGCTGCGATGAACACTGACACCGTCGCGAACGCGAGAGCGATCGCGTTCGCTTCGTCGAACAACTTCGCGCCGCGCGGAGTGCGAAGGCTCCGCTGCGTCGTCGCCTCCGCCCACGCAAGCACGCGCTCGTTCACCGCCTCGCGCGTTCGATCGCCGGAGTTCAATCCGAGGATCGAACGCCACGTCACCGGCTGCGGCTCCCATCGTGCGACGTCGCCGCGCTCTCGGTCGAACCACCGATCGGCGTGCGCGTCGACGACGCCGGCGGCGTAGCCGAGAGACCAGAGCGCGCCAGCGTTCGCGCGCCCGGCGGCGAGCGCCGCGTTGCTCACCGAGTACGGTGCCTCGCGCGCGTAGATCGAGACGCGCGGACGCGACACGCTCCACGCGTCCATCAGTCGAGCGACCGCGTCGCGCACGCCGTCAAGGCTCGTCGACGTCGTCGACGCGCAGCGACGGGTGCCGACGTCGAGTAGCGCGATCCCGGTACGCTTGCCGGGGTCGACGGCGAGAATGATCGGACTCTTCTCGTTGCGCGCCCGCGCCGCCGTGACGAACGACGCGGGCAGATCGATCGACGTCCTCATGGCCCGACCTCGGTCGTCGACTCGATCGTCGGCTCCTGCTTCTCGCGCAGGCGCGCGACCTCCGCGCGGAGCCGGTCGGCCTCGCGCCTGTAGTGCTCCGCCTCGCCCTCGGCCGCTTCGATCGTCGACGCGATCGACGCTCTCGCGGACGCGAGCGCCGCGTCGATCTCGTCCAGCTTCTTCTCGATCCTCTTCGTCCAGTGGCTCATCGTTTCTCTCCTGCCGCGCGCAGACGTTCCATCGTCGACGAGGACACGCGCCCCGCCTTGTCGACGTCGAACACGACCGCCGCGCACACCGCTCGCAGGCTCGCGTTCTCTTGTTCCATCGCTTCGATTTTCTTCGTGGCCTGACGAAGCAACGCTCGCAGCGCGCTCGCTTCGTCGAGGACTTGCTCGTTCGTCACGGTGCCTCCGGCGGTTCGTACCTGATGGGCTGGTCCTCGCCGTCGACGCGACCCCACGCGCCCCACCGAACGACGCCGCCGCCGCGTCGTCGACGTCGCGCGAAGAACTCGACGCCAACGGTCGCGAGATGCGACGACGTCGACTCGATCACCGTCCACGCCTCGCCGGGTTTCTCCGAGTGCTTCGACCGCGCGGCGTAGATCATCGATCGGCTACGTCGACCCGGAGGCGGAACGGACACGTCGCCGCGTCGGCAGACGACGAGGTGCTCGTGCTCGCATCGCGTCCACTGCCCGAGGCCGGGCTTCGCCGGCGCGACGTACATCGGCGACGACGGGCACCACGGCGTCTTGTCTCGGTACGCTTCGACGACGTCGACCTTCGCCCACACGAACTGCGCGCAGGGTCGCACGTCGAGCGCGCGGGCGAACTCGAAGAAGTCGCCGCGCATCATCGTCGCCGACGTCGCCCACACCCAGACGAGCGCGTTGCCATTCGCCTGCCACGCGCCGCTCTCGACGACGGCGCGCGCGATCTCGTCGGGACCAGAGAGCGGGTAGTGGTTCTCCGCTCCGCGTCCGCCGCCTCCGCGCTCACGGTTCCACGGCGGGTCGATCACTGCGAGGAACGTCACGGCGCACCGCCGATCGCTTCGACGATGTCGAACAACGCGCGCTGTCGTCCGTCGTCGACGAAACCGTCGAGCGACTTCAGCGTCTCGAACCACGCGCGCGCCGTTGCCCGCGCTTGCTTCTCGACGCGGTCGACGTACTCGGAGACCTCGTCGTCGGTGCGCGGGAGCCAGTACCCCTTCGGGTCGGAGAGGATGGGCACGCGGAGTTCGACGCGGAGATCGCGAACGACCTGCCGCACCTTGCGAAGCGTCGTCTCGTCGTCGGCCGCCGTCGCTTGCTCGCGCCAGTGACGACCGAGCATCGGGCACCGCTTCGCAAGGTCGCGCTGCGTGACCTTGCCCGGCGTCGTCGTCAGCACGTCGAGGACTTCGCGCTGTTCCTGCGTTGCGGTGTCGCGTGCTGCGTTCACGCGCGCCTTCACGCGTTCGAGCACCGTCGGGATACGGGAAAAGAGATCGTCCTGTTTCATCGGTCTGCCCCTTCGTACTCGTCGAGAAGCGAAAGCAACTCGTCGATGTGTTTGCGTAGGTCGTGACCCCACGCGATGTCGTCCTCCGTCGACGCCCACGGCGCGTCACGGTGTCTCTGTCGTGCGCGATCGAGCAGCGCCCGAGTGCTCTCGATCGTGTCGAGCAACCACGCCGGCGCGCGGCGCGGTGCCGGCTCGAACTTCGGCACGCGCAGGAAGCCGAGCCGGATCGCGGCGAGTAGCTTCCCGAGCGGAACGAGGTCTTCGTCGTCGAGGTCGTCGTCCTCGCCGGGCTCTCGCACGCGCGTCTCGATCAACGCGCGGCACTCCGCCGTCAGCTTCGCTCTCTCGTCGGCGTCCACGTCACACCCCGAACGGGTCGTCGTCGACGGAGACGGCGACGTTGTCGCGCCCGCGCTCGTCCGCCGCTGACAGCGTCGTCGTCGACGGGTCGTATCGCATCCATCCCGTCGTCAACGTCGACTCTGCACGGTTCTTCACGAGCCGCACGCGAGTCAGGTTCCGCAGGCCGGGGTCGTCGGCCAGCTTCATGCGGTCGAGCAGCACGATGTACGAGGCGTCCTTCGCGAACTGTCGCGTGTACGCGATGTCTGCCTCGGTCGGACCTTGGTAGTTCTTCGCCTTCAACTGCGCCTCGCGCGTGTCGGCAAGCTGCGCGAAACCGACGACGAGGACGTTGTACCGAGCGGCCATGCGGCGGAGCACCTTCGAGATGTGCGCGAAGTTCAGGTCATCGCGCGAGTGCCGCGTCGAGCGTTCGAGGTCTTGAACGTAGTCGATGAAGACGACGCGCACCGCGTTCCGCTTGACGTGACCGTGCACCTTCGACGCGAGTTCCTCGACGGTCATCGACTCCGTGTCGTCGACCCAGACGGGCAGACCGGAGACCTCGTTCGCCGAGTGTAGCAGCGACGAGACGACGGCGCGGTTGCTCCGGTCTGTTCGCTTGCGTGCGTGCATCTCGACGAGCCCAGAGAAGATGCGCGGTGCTTTCGTCTCGAAGGTGAAGAAGACGAGAGGCACGCCGGCGCGCGCCATCGTCAGCGCAACGTGCGTGCCGAACGTCGTCTTGCCGACGCCGGTGTCGGCGCCGATCAACAACACCGACCCGCGACGAGCGCCGCCGCGCATTGCTTGATCGATGACACCGAGGCCGGTCGCGATCCGCTCGACGACCTCCTCGTCACGCGTGAGGTCGGTCGTGTACTCGGCGGCGAGCGACTCCGCGTCACGAGCCCGGCGCGGTGTCGACCCGGCGACGATCGACTGCAACTCGCCCTCGGCCTCGGCGGCGATCGACGACGCCTCCGCGCCGTCTGCCGCCATGCGATCGATCTTCTCGGCGAGCTTCCTCATCCGACGCATCGCCGCACCGTGGCGCAAGCGTTCGGCGTACGCGCCGAGCGTCTCGTCGTCGACGCTCGCCCACGACGAGCGCATCGCCTCGCTGATCCAGAGCTTCGCGTCCTCGGCCTTCCATCCGTTCGCGCGCTGTAGGTGATCGGCGACGATCGCCGAGTCGGCCGCCCCGTACTTCTCGAAGCAAGCAAGCGCCGCCGACCAGATCGAGCGGTGCTGCTCGCTCTCGAACTCCGACGCCGACACGCCGGCGCGCACGAGTCGTTCGAGCATCGCGACGTCACGCATCGCGCAGCCGATCACGCGCTCTGCGAGCAGCGCTTGTTCCAGTCGTCCTTCGTTGATCTCGTCCATCGTCATGTCCCCTTGGTGAGTTCGATCTTCCGTCGCCATTGTGCGACTAGGTCCGTCGCGTCTGCGTCCGTCATCGTCGGCAGTCGCTCCTCGATCTGCGCGCGCGCGATCGGGTCGATGCCGCCGATCTCGACGAGCATCGCGACGAGCGCGTGCTTCCCGTCCTTCGTCTGCTCGTACCGAGCGGCCAGCGAGCCGACGTGCTTCACAAGCGTCTGGAAGGACAGGTCGCCGCGCGACTTCCACCACGCATCACGCGCGGCCGCGACGATCGCCTTCGCGAGGTCACTCGGCCGCACGCCAGCCGTGAGAGCGGAGCCGATGACGGAGATGTCACCGACGACCCAGACAGCCGCCGACGCCTTGAAACATCGACGACGGAGATGGGTCAGGAGGTGCATCAACCGCTCGCGCTCGTCGCGTCCCAGCACGCGTCCGTCGAACGAACCGCGCAAGAGTTCGCGGGCCTCGTCGTCTGTCACCGCCGCCTCGGCACCGTAGGTGCGCGCGGCCTTCTTGTTCTGCTTCACCGGCGCTTGCGTCGTGCGCCGGCGGTCGCCTTCGTCGAGCACGTCGACGGCGACGACGCCTTCCAGCTTCAGAGTCGTTCCGTCTTCGAGAGTGACGAGGACGCGCGCCCGGCGCTCCTCGCCGAAGAAAAGAGTGCAGGGCATCGCGTCCTCGTCGTGTTGGATCAGAAGGGCAGGTCGTCGTCGTCCGCCGGCGCGCTCTCAGGCGCACCGCTCGACGGCTTCGATCCGCCGCCGGGCTTGCCCTCACCGCCGCCGCCGAGGAACTGCACATCGAAGGACACGACGCGCGTCATGTACTTCTTCTCCTTCGTCTTCTCGTCGACCCACGACGACGTCTCCAGACGACCGTCGACGAAGACCGAGCGCCCCTTCGTCAGGTACTTGGCGCAGTTCTCAGCGCCCTTCCCGAGCACGCGCACGGCGACCCATTCGACCTTGTCCTCCCAGTTGTCGCCGACCTTGCGGCGCTGGTTCACGGCGATGTTCAGATCGCACCACGAGTTCTTCCCGTTGTTCTTCAGTTCGGGGTCTTTCCCGAGGTTGCCGATCAGCTTCACGTTGTTCAGTCCAGCCATGTCTCTCTCTCCTTGTGTGCAGTCCGCGACGTCGCTACCGTAGCGGCGCGCGGTGTTCGTCCCATCGCGTTTCGTGGTCACGGACCCCGCCCGGTGTTGCCCTCGCCGGGCGGGGTCAATCTTTCAGGCGGCGTCGCCTCTGCCGTCGACGAGCAACGACAACGCGAGCGAGAGCGCGCGCTTCTCGACGTCGTTCATCCCGGCCTCGTGCTTCATCTTCCGCTGCTCGTTGTACCGGGAGCGGCCGAACATCCGCAGCGGCAGGTCGTCGGCGAGGCGCGGCTTCCACCTCGCCACGACCGCCGACATCGACGCGATGTCGTTCGCGCCGCGCATCTCGCGCAACGCCTCGACGAGGTTCTCGGTCGACTCTGCCGGTGTCTGCATCGACGGCTCGTCGCGTGCTGCCTCTCGCAGCGTCGGCATCGCCGTCGGTGTGGACGAGACGACCGTTGCCGTGCGCGGGCCGGTCGGCGGTTCGGGGTCTCCCTCGACGTGCGGCATGTATGGGTCCGCCTCGACGGGTGCCTCGGCTCTCGGCGGGAGCGCCTTCTCGACGCGCGCGACGACGGCGGACTCGGTCACGCGTTGCGCCCGATCCTCCGACGACGCCTGCGCCATCTCGTCGCTCGTGTAGAGGCCCGACAGTTCCTGCGGGAACGCACGACGAAGCGCGACGGACTCCGCGCACTTCGCGAGCATGACCGACGGCAGCTTGCCCCACAGACCCATCGGCGATCCGTCGCGGGTCGTCTGGCAATACTCCGTCCAGAGCGCGATCCCGACGAGCGGTTCGACGAAGTCCTTCCGCAGCACCTCGATCTTCGCCGCGCGCGGCGGTGACGACGAGAGCCACACGTCGACCCACTTGCCGTCGTCGCCACACCAGAACGGACCACGCTGCCCGGCGTAGCGCGTTGTCCTCTCGGCAATCGAGCGGAACCCGTCGATGCCGAGCTGGATCGTCATCACCTCACGACCCTCACGCTTGTCGTACCGCTTCACCGCGTAGACCTGCTTGGCGAAGGGATCGAGGCCGGTGCGTCGGCAGACCTCAACGAACAGGCCGAACTCCGGCATCGTCAGACCGCGCGCGACGGTGTCGCGGAGCAGACGCATCTTCTCTTCGCCGATCTCCTTCGCTGCCTCGACGATGTAGTTCGGCACCTTCGTCGTCATCGCTTCGTTCTCACTCATCACTCGTCTCCCTTCGTGGTGACGCGCAGCGCGCGTCCGGTGACGACGCTGCGGGTGTTGCGCTCCGCAGCGTCGAGGATCGAGCGCGCCATCTTCGCGCGCTCCGGTTTGTCTGACGTCGACTCCGCACGCGCGAGCGCGAGCACCTCGTCGACGAACGCTCCCTGCGACAGCTTCGGCGTCGTCTTGCCTGCGCTGTAGGTCGCGCGCACTCGTTCGCTCTCGATGCCGTAGCGGTCTCCGACGGCCTCGATGATCTTCGCGCGCATCCGCTCCTTCGCTGCCTCCGCGTCCTTGAAGAACACGTCGGCGGCGACGTAGTCCGCGAGCAGCACTTCGAGCGGGTCGCCCGGCTCTACGCGCACGACCTCCTTCGACGCTTGCGGGCGCTTGACCTGCTCCGCGAACGCGCGCCAGTCGTCGGCGCTCGCCGGCTCCGGCGAGACCTCGGCGACGAGGTGATCGTTCACGAACTTGTCAAGGCCGGCGAGGATGCGTTGCTGCACTTCCTCGTCGGAACGCACGACGAACTCGACGAGACCGCGACCGGGAATCAGTGCCGCGACGATCGCTCGCGTAACGTAGCCGCGACCGCTGTCGACGAGAACCTTATGCATCGCCGCCAACTGAAGCTGCACCTGCACGAGGTACTGCGGCGGGATCGCCGACGTGCCTTCCTCGCCCCACTCTGCCGACAGCTTCGACGGTGGCCGGTACGACGCGAGGCCCGTCGTCTTGATCTCGACGACGACGGCCTCGCCGGGATCGAGCGCGTGCTCCCGACGGAAGCCCGGCGACAGGTCCTCGCCAAGCAACACGCGATCGGGAGACACGCGCAGCCACGGACGAAGGACACCGCGCACGGTCTCCCATCGGCGCGGGCGTACGTCGTTCCTCGCGGCGAACGCGTCGGCGATCGCGTGCTCGACGAACGTCCCGAGGAACGTCGCCTCGTTGCCGCCGCCACGCTCGACGAGTCGCATCTTCTCCGCCCAGAGTCCCGCCGGCGACTTGTACGGCGACAACCCGATCGCCGCCGCCGCCTCGCTTGCTCCGATCTCGACGTCTTCGATCTTCATTCCTCACCGTCCTTCTCGTCGACGTTGTCTGCGGCGCCGCTGCTGCCGGGGCACCCGGCGTCGACCCACTCGATCAACGCCGCGCGCGTGAACCGGTAGCCGCCGCCGCCGGTCGACGATGGGATCAACGCGCAGCGGAGACCGCCGCGCCGTGCCGCTCGTGCGAGCAGCTTCTTCGAGAGCCGGACGAACGCCGCAGCGTCGTCAAGGTCCATCACTTCGTTCATCGGTCCATCTCCACGGCGACGTCGTCGCCTGTTCGCACGACGGCCTCGGCGAGGCGGGCCGCCTCGTCGAGCGTCGAGAGTTCTTCATCGGGCAAGAGCGGCCAGCGTTCGATGCGTCCGCGCTCGACGCCGTCGACGAGCAGAACGATCGACGTCGACAGGACGTGCGTCTCCTCGACGGGGTCGAACATCATCTCGCTGTCGAAGCTGATCGTGACGCGAACGCCGTCGACGACGGCGATCACGCTCGCTCCGCTCACCGCGATTCGTTTCCATCCGCGCGACGACAACGTCGCGATCACTGCTGTCGCCTGCATCAGTTCACCTCGTGGCTTGCTTCGCGCTGCACCCGCAGCGCCTCGGTGTGGATCATCTTTCCGATCTGCACTCCGACGTCGGAGAGCACGACCGCGAGCGCGGTACGGTCGCCGCGATCGCACTCGTTCGCGAAGTAGAGCAGCGCAAGCACCGCCTGCGCCGCCGTCGCAACGACGAGCGCCTCGGGGCTTGTCCTGTCGCTGCTTACGATGTCGGAAAACTGAGATAACACGCGCAGCGCGTCGGCCTCGATCTTCGCTTTCTGTTCGTCGGTCAGTTCTCTCATCTCGTCCTCCCGCCGCTCACGCGCGGCTTCGACAGCGCGAGGCGAACTCACGCGGTCGAAGCGGGGCGCGAGCCCCTTGCCGTCACCGGACCTGCTTCACGTCGCCGGTCGACGACATCGTCCAGACCCCGTCGAGCCAGTCCTTCGACTCGCCCACGCCGTCGACGAGCACGGCCTTGAACGAGCCGCCGCCGCGACGAAGCAGGCGCAGCGTCTCCGGCGTCGGGTCCGCCCACTGCCCATCGGTCACGATCAACGTGTCGACGCGCGCGCGCTCGTTCGCCGTCAACGCACCGACAGCCGCGCGCATCGCGCCGACCGCGTCGGTCCCGCCGTACGCCGGCAAGAGCAACGCGCGCACGGCGTCGGGCAAGCCGCTCCCGTCACGCTCGACCACGGCGCGCGCCGCCGGGCCGTCGTCGAACGCGACGACCACGACGCGGCGACGCTCGCCGAGGGCGCGCAGGATCGCGCCCATCGCGAACGCCCGCGCCGACCGCTGCCGCGCGCCAGCCATCGACCCCGAACGGTCGACGAGCAGGACGAAGTCGCCGGCCTCGGCGGGCTTGTCGCCGGCGCGCGAGACGACGAGCGCCGCGCCTTGCTCCGCACGCGACAGCACGTCGAGGCGAGCGACGCCGCCCATCGACAGGAGCAACATCTCCGACGACGCCAGCGAGAACACGTCGCGCCCGGCGTCGACGCCGAGGACGTCGAGCCGCCCGCCGTCACGAAGCCCGGTGCGCTTCGCCGCCGCGTCCTTCGAGCGGCCGACCTGACGGAGCACTTCGCGAACGTCGGCGCTGTCACGAACGAGGCGCAACAGTTCCTCGTCGATGTCGCCCTCGACGCCGTCGCCGCCGACACCGACGCCGGCGAGCAACGCGACGGCCTCCGCCATCGCCTTCGCCTCCTTCGCCGCCTTCGCAACGGCGACCGCGACCTTCGCCGCCTGCGCCTTCGCTGCGCCTTCGAGCATCGCCCGACGCCCACGAGCCTGCGCCGCCGCGACGTCGGCGGCCTTCGCCGCCGCACTCGCCGCGTCGAACTCGTCGCGCGCGTCCTTCGCCGCCGCGTCGTCGCGCTCGTCGTTCGCTTGCGTCATGCGCTCCCATGCGGCCTGCGCCGCTTCTTGCGCGCGCCGCGCCGCCCGGTCGAGCGAGCGCGGATCGGCCGACGAACCGCCGTCGGGCATCCCGTCAACACCGAGCGCCTTCGCGACGGCGTCGAGCAGCGTCGCCGTCGTCGCCGCCGCGACGACCCGGTGAGAGCGCGAAGCCTCGACGGCCTCGTTCCAGTCGGGCGACGTCGTCAGCGCATCGGTCGCGCGCAGCGCCCACGAGTCGGGCGCGGTCACGGTGCGCGTCGCGTCCTGCGGGCGGTACAGGCGGCCGAACGCTTCGCGCCCGAACGACTGCCACTCCGCGATCTTCGACGCGTGCTTCGTCGCCGCGTCTCCGAGTTCGTCGTTGCTCCTGTCGAAGGCGCGCGCCGTCGTGGCGCTCACCCGGTAGGTCAGGTCTCGCATGGTCGTCCCTCACTTCGTGCGGAAGGCGGCGATCGTCGCCGCGTTGCAGGCTTCGTTCGTGGTCTTCACGCGGGCGCGGACGATGTCGATCGCCGGCTTCGCGTTCGGGTTCTCTCGTTCGAGTCGGTCGAGGTCTGCGGTCAGGTCGTCGAGCACGTCGGCGACAGCGCCCAGTGCCTCCTGCCGGCGGGCCTTCGTCGAGAGGGTCGACGACGCGCGGATCGCGGCGTCCTGTTCGGCGAGCACCTTCCCGATCTTCGTCAGGTCCGCGTCGACCTTCGGCATCGCTGCCTCGACGGCGGCATCGACGGCGGCGCGCTGATCGAGTCGTCGCCACGCGGTGTGTCGCGCGACGTCGACCGAGGCCGCGCCGACTTCGGCGTGCCCGTCGAGCCACGCGCATACCTGCATCAGGTCGATCGTCGCCTGAAAGCGCCGGTCGCTGACCACGATGCCCTTGGAGCGCAGCGACGACACGACGGCGTCGAGCGCGTCGATCGCCGCGTCACTAATCGGCAGCGCGCGAGCCTCAGCGCGAGCGGCGTCGAGGTCGGCGAGCGTCGCGACCTTCGACGGACGCGGCGGCAACTGGCGACGAGCGAGTGCGCGCCGGTTGACCGGGTCGGCGACCGGCTCGACGCAGAGCGCGACGAGGAATCGATCGTAGAAGGCGTCAACCTCGCCCGGCTCCGGTGTCTCGTTCGACGCCGCGACGACGAAGCGCAGCGGCGACGCGTGCTCGCCGGCGTCGTCGATGTAGGTGCGTTCGTTGACGAGCCGGAGGATCGAGTTCAGGACGACCGAGTTCGACTTGAACACTTCGTCGAGGAAGCCGATCACTGCCGACGTCAGCTTGTGCCGCGTCCGCAGGACGCGTTCGCCGGTGTCGCTCCATCGCTTCAGGTCCGGCGCGCCGATGATCTCGTCGGGCGTCGTCGCCTTCCCCATGAGGTAGCGGAAGCACTCCGCCTCGATGGCCGAGGCGAGCGCCTCGGCGAGGTACGACTTGCCGGTGCCGGGCTCACCGAGCAGGAGCGCGTGGTGGCCGGCGATGGCGCACGCGACGAGCAGGCGAGACTCAGTCGAGCGTTCGAGCACGGCGGCGTTGAGCGCGTCGATGAGGTCGATCATGCGCTGACGCGGCGAGGACGGAGACGACGGGACGATGGCGATCTTCTTCATGGTGCGGTTCCTTTGTTCGGGTACGTCGACGTCAAGGCGGCGTCGACGAAAGGTGGGGCGGGCGGGCGTCGAACCCGCCGATGGGAGTCGACGCGCAGGGGAGTCCCACGCCGACAGCCCATCCTCCGAAGCGCCCCATGTTCGCCCCGTATCGCCGGGGCAACGCGGCCGTCGTCAACCGACGAGCGAAAGGTCATCTAGAACGCGGCGGCTGCTCGCCTCGGCAGCGGCGAGCGCGTCATCCATCGACGCCGTCGCCGCACCCAACACGCGGGCGAGAGCGCGACCGCGACGACGAAGCGCCTCGATCTCTTCGAGCCGCTCGAAGACGGCTCGCGCCTGCGGCTTGCCCTTCCCGGTGTTCGACATGAAGGCAGCCATCCTCTCGCTCGCCGCCGTCGCCGCCGTCGCGATCTCCTGCGCGTCACGAAGCAGCGACTCTTCGGCGGCGTCGCGTACGTTGTCGGCGCGGCCAGCGAGCACGTCGAGGACGCTGAGCCGGTAGCCGGCGGCGCCGAACACGTCGCGCAGGCGGAGGCGCTCGACGATCTCGTCGCCGTCGCGCGGCACGAAGTAAGTTCCGCCGCCGTTCAACGAGAACCCGCCGAGGCCGACGAGGACGCCGATCAAGATCGACGACACGTCCTGCGCGGTCAGGGCGGAGCGTTCGAGGTCGTACCGCTCGACGAGGTCGTCGACCGCGTCTTGCTCGACATCGTCGAGGCCGGTCGGGACGACGACGACGCCGGTGCGCTCGTCGTGGACGAGCGTCCATCGCGCCCGCGCGACCGCGTCGCCAAACGTCGTCGTCCCGTCGACGCGCTCGTCGCCGACGAGCACGACCGGGACGAGGTGCTTCGCCGCCTTGTCGGGCGTGCCGCGCCGCCACGACAGGCCGTCGGCACTCTTGCGCTGGCGAGCGATCGAGCGGGTCATCGCGACCGACGGCTCGACCGGGTCGTGAACGATGCCAGCGAGCACGCCGGCGCGGGTCTCGTGCAGACGTTCGCGATCGAGCGGTGAGGCGAAACCGTCGACGCAGTCGTCGCCGTCGCCCGCGCCGCACGTCGGGCAGACGAACGAGCGGCGCGCGTCAAGGACGGCAGCGCGCAGCGTGCGTGCGTCGACGCTGACGGCGTGCGCCGACCAGCAGACGACGGAGCCGACGCGATCGGAGGCGAGCGGTGCTGACTGTCTGATGTCGTTCTTCATCGTGGTCTCCCTGTGTCGGCATCCATCATCAGGACGCGCCGCCCGACGTGGGCGTGCCGTGCGCGTCGAGCGGGCGTCGCCCGCTTTCGGTTCAGACCTTCGTGATCGTGATCGTGTCTCCGGCGATCACGACGCGGACCTTGTCGACGGAGCGGAACTGCTCCGGGAGCGTGAGGTGCAGGACCGCGCGACCGCCGGGCTTGCTCACCGTGCAGAGGCGCTCACCGTCACCGAGGGACCGACCGCCGCCGGTCGTCGTCGTCGGCGCGGGCTGCTCGTCGTGGACGGCCTTCAGGTCGTCGTGCATCGACCCGCCGGCGACGACGAGCGACATCGCGATCTTGCAGGCACCGGCGCGGATTCCCTCCGGAAGCTCCGCAAGTGCCGCACGAAGCGAGTCGCGACGGTTTCCGTCTCCGGTCGCTGCGGCGAGCAGCCGGTAGCCGTGCGCCTTCGTGGCCTTCGTCGCACCGAAGAACTTGGCGCGCGCCTCGTCACGCTCCGTCGTCGGAGCCGTGAGCGCATCCGCCGACGCGCCGCCGTCGATCGCGTCGAGCGTGGCGAGCGCCTCGACGAGCGCGGCGCGCGGGGCGACGGGCGCGGCCTCGACGACCGGGGCCGCCGTCGCCATCTCGATCACCTCGGCCAGACCGGCCTCGTACTTCGCGATCGCCTCGCTGAGTTCGTCGCAGTCCTTCGAGGTCGGCTTCTTCGACTTCGTGAACGTGAACTCCGGCAGCGTGTAGGCGTGCATCACGAGCGCGTGGTAGCGGTCGGTGACCTTCGTCTTCGAGGCGGTCGTCGTCGTGGTCTCGGTATTGTTCGTGGTCGTCATCGTTGCTCCCTGTTGTGCCCGTCCGTGGGCCTCGGCGCGCATCGAACAGCGCGCGACGTCGTCGACGCGGAATGCGTCGGGCGATGCCGGGACGTTCGCCGCCCCGTTGCGTTCTCGTCTCGATCTCTCACTCGGCGATCTGCGCGACGTAGCGTGCGCAGCACGAACCGACGGCGCGCATCCCGTCGATGTAGGCGATCGCGGCCTTCACCGTGCGGAACCGGCGACCGTAGACGTGACCGTCGAAGTTACGGACGACGACGAAGCTGATCTTGTTGGTGTTGTTCTTCATAGCTTTCTCTCCCTGTTGTGCTGTCGCGGTGTTGCGCAGCGACCGCGACGCGAGCGGTGCTCACGTCGTCGTCGCTGCGCCCGATGCCTCGTCGACGTCGTCGCGTTGAACGAACCCCGCCCCGTGGGCGCGTCGTCGTCGCTTCGATGTCGTCCGCGCATCGGGCGCGGCTTTCTGTTTTCTGCTTCCCGGTCTGTCCTCGCCGGCTACGCGTTTCCGCGCTCCTGCTCCGACCGGGTCTCTGTTCAGCGGGGGGTTCCGATCTGTTTCACCGGTCCCGACGTCCGCCTGCTTTTCGTCGACCGCGTCAACCGCAACCGACTCAGCAACCGTACGCGACCGACGTTCGCCTGTCAAGCGACCGCTCGCCGCCCGACGTTCGACCGCCGGAAAGCGCGTGTTTTCGTTGGCTTAGGGTGTCCCGCCGTTTCCGGATCAGCCGGGCGGCGGTGAAAAAAAGAACGCCCGCCGTGCGGATCGCGGCGGGCGAATCCCCCCTTGACGTGCCGGGGGTTGTTGTGGCCTGCGTTTAGCGCGTCCTGACGAACTCCGGCCCGCGCTTGCCCGGCTCCGGTAGGCAGAGGAGTTCGGGTCGTCGAAGCGGCGGGCGCGACCACGACGGTTCCCACGTCGCGAGTTCCTCGTCCTGCGGTACGCGAACGAGAACGCCCGCGGAAACGTCGTCGACGACCCTGTTCAGGAGACGGACGCCGATCGGGAAAAGCTCTCGACGCCAGAGGGACGACGCGTCGTCGTCGGGACGAACGAAGCACCATTCCTGCGCGGCGACGTCTCCGCCGTCGACGTTGTCGGAGAGCCAGTAGACGCTCCCGCCGGCGACGCGGTCCCGCATATGGATCGTCCACCTCACGGCGTCACGTCCTCGGTGAAGCGGGAGCAACGACGGATGGTAGCCGACCGCCCCGAACCTCGAACGCGCGCGCGTTCTCCGTCCGACGAAGTCGTGCGAGTGCGCGCAGACGATGAGGTCGACGTCGTCTGGGAACTCGTCGGGCGTGACGGTGCCCGACGCGCGCCAAGGGAGATCGAGCAGCGACGCCGTCGCACGCGTTCGGTCCTCGCGTCCGTCCTCGTCGTTCGGCGGCGACACCACGAGCGCGATCTCGTGACGCTCGACGAGGGATCGAAGAACTCCCCCGCCGAAGGAGCGTTGCCCGAACAGCGCAACCCTCATCGCTCTCCGCCCCGATCGCCCATGTAGCGAAACCCCTGCACCGCGCGAAGGTGTCCGCCGAACCACGAGCCGCCGGCCGCCGCCTGCTTCGCGCCCATGACGACCTTGCGACCGCGCAGAATCCCCGAGGCGACGGCGGCCTTCTTGTTCGTCGAGCCGTTGTTCGCGAACAGTCTCTCGGAAACCTGAACCCACTTCCTGTTCCGTCGAAGCGCGGCGGCAAGGCCGGGATGCGAGGTGTGAAACATCGTCGTGATCCGACGACCCGTCCTGCCGAGACCGTCAAGCTGAAGCTGGCAGACGTGATCGAGGAAGCGAAGGCCGACGCCTGCACCCTGCCATTCCGGCATGACGACGAGTCGACACGCACGCGCCTCGAACCTGTCCCTGCCGAGTGCCATCGTCCCGACGGCGAGGTGGCAAACCGGCTCGCCGTCAACCGCGCCGACGTAGCACTGCGCCCCAACCATCTTCGGAATCTTTAGATAGTGATGCGGCTCAAAAAGCGGCCAGTAACTCCAGTCTGTCGCGAACACCTCAACGTCGAACTTTGGTCGCCGAAGTGACCTCCGCTGAAAGAGTCTCGTCTGCGTGTCGAAGATCCAGTCCGGTTCGATCCACTCAAGCACGTCGTAGTGACACGTCAGGAGAACGGCCTTCCCGCCGGTTCGACGCCACGACTTCTGAAACGCGAGCGCGCCGAACTTCGCGATCTGCCGATCGACGACGGACGTGAACTCGTCGACGACGACTCGCTCCGGTTTCTCGCAGACGAGGCGCGCGAGATCGGCGCGGAACTTCTCGCCGTTCGACAGGACTTCGTACGGTCGAAGCCACGACGGCACGTTGCCAAGGCCGACGGCGGCAAGCGCCGCCGTGACGTCGTCGAACTTCCCCTCCGGTGCTATCTCGTCGACGATCGGAACACCACCTCGCCACGTCGGCGCGTGGATCGCACCGTCGCCGAACACGCGACGGCCGATCGACGTCTTGCCCGAACCGCTCGGGCCGACGACGACGCCGATCGACCAGCCGTCGTCCTCGATCGGCAGGTCCGCGTCGATCGAGAAGTTCGCTCCGCTCTCGACGTTGAAAAGACTCTTGACCCGCGCCGACCTGTACGACGAGAAGTCGGTGCAGTTGTTCCTCACGCTGACAAGCATTGATCAACCCCTTCAGGTCGCGACGACCTTGCAAGAGAAACCCTCTGCGATCATCCGATCGTAGACGTCGCGCTGTTCTTCCTCGCTTCCGCAGAGAACGATCACGCCGAACTGTCCGACGTGCTTCGAGTCGGACGGAAGTCCCGCCGTTGGATCGCCGGCGGAGAGCGCGAGCAACGTCTCGATCTCCTGCGACGAGAAGCCGACCGCGTCGACCATCGTCGAAGGAATCCCTTCGAGGAGTTCGGCGAGCACGTCTCGATCCCACGACGAGAGATCGGAGGTTCGGTTGTCCATGATGGCAAACGCGCGCGCGCGCGCTTCGTCCTCGGTGTCGAACGTGACGACCGCGATCCTCTCCCATCCAAGTTCTCGCGCCGCTTCGAGCGTGCCGTTGCCGGCGATGACGGTTCCGCTCGTCAGGGCGACGATCGGCTTCTGCTGCCCGTACGTCGAGAGCGACGTCTTGATCGTGTCGATGCTCCGGCGCTCGTGCTTGCGGGCGTTGCGCTCGTCGAGACGCAGCGAAGCCGTCGGGCGCGCGAGCGGTTCGAGAGCGGGGTTGATCTTCGACGACGCCTTCGCAGGCGCTTCGTCGGTGCTAGGCTTCTTCTTCACAACGGACCTCCATCAACAACATGGCTACCACATCGAAACGCAAGCCGACGACGAAGAAGAAAGCGGCGACGACGAAGCCGCTTGGTCATCGTCCGCCGTTGTTCGTGATCGATCCGTCGATCATGCGCCGCATCGTCGACCTCGTGCGCGCCGGGAACTTCCCCGACGTCGCCGCGCAGGCGGTCGGCATCCATCGCGATACGTTCTACTCGTGGATGAAAAGAGGCGGAGAACTGCGTCGGCTCGTCGCGACTTCGGGATACACTCCGCGAGGATACGAGGTCGATCTTGTGTCCTTCTCCGACGACGTCGAGAAGGCAGCGGCAGAGAGTGAAGCCCGCGACGTCATGCTGATCGGGAAGGCAGCGGAGAAGGACTGGAAGGCAGCGGCGCATCGACTCGAAAGACGGCACCGCTCGCGATGGGCGAAGGACAACGTCGAGGCAGGTCGCCACGCGTTCGATGGCGGCGAGGACGACTCGCTCGACAACGCCGTCGAGGCTCTTGCGTCCGCGCTCGACGCGATGGCAGCGAGACGCACGCGATGAGAGCCGACGACCTCGCCGCGCTTCGCGAGCGCCTGCTCGCTCTCGACGACGCCGATCGACGCGCGCTCCTGCGTCGCCTCGGTCCTGCGACCTGCGCGCGCCTCCGTCATGCGTGGCCGTTCTGGGCGCGACCGGAGCAGCGACCGCCGCCGGGCGCGTGGCGCTTCTGGCTCGTCATGGCGGGGCGCGGGTTCGGCAAGACGAGGACGGGCGCGGAGTGGCTGCACGAGCGCGTGAGGTCGAAGCAAGCGAGGTACATCGCCCTCGCCGCGCGCGACGCCGGCGACGCTCGCGACGTCATGGTTCTCGGTCCTGCTGGCATCCTCGCGACGAGTGATCCGCGCGGGCGTCCGCACTTCGAGCCGTCGAAGCGTCGCGTGACGTGGCCCGGCGGAGCGACTGCCACGATCTTCTCCAGCGACGACCCGAACGCCGCGCGTGGTCCGCAGCACGACACCGCATGGCTGGAAGAACTCGCCGCGTGGAAGCCGACGACGCGCGACGAACTGCTCGCGAACCTCGACCTCGGCCTGCGTCTCACCGCGCCCGACGGCTCACCGCCGCGCGCGATCGTCACGACGACGCCGCGACCGATCGACACGCTGCGCGCTCTCCGCGCCGCACCGTCGACGTCAACGACGACCGGCAGCAGCTACGCGAACCGCGACAATCTCGATCCGTCGTTCTTCGCGAAGCTCGTCGAGACCTACGAAGGCACGCGACTCGGTCGACAGGAGATCGAAGCCGAACTCCTCGACGACGTCGAGGGTGCGCTCTGGACGAGCACGACGATCGACGCCGTGCGCGTGAAGGCCGCGCCCGAACTCTCGCGCGTCGTCGTCAGCGTCGACCCGGCGGCGACGTCGTCGACGCACTCCGACGAGACCGGCATCGTCGTCGTCGGCCTCGGCGTCGACGGGTGCGCGTACGTCCTCGACGACCTGTCCTGCAAGCTGCCGCCGCGAGGATGGGCGCAGCGCGCGGTCGACGCGTACGAGGAGCATCGCGCCGATTGCATCGTCGCCGAGGTCAACAACGGCGGCGAGATGGTGAGCGAGACGATCGCATCGGTGTCGCCGCTCGCCCACGTCCGCACCGTGCGCGCCGCGCAAGGCAAGCGCGCGCGAGCGGAGCCGGTGTCCGCGCTCTACGAGCGAACGCCGCACCGTGACCCGCGCGTGTTCCACGTCGGCACGTTCCGCTCGCTGGAGAAGCAACTCACCTCGTTCACCGGCCTCGCCGGCGAGCGATCGCCCGACCGCCTCGACGCGCTCGTCTGGGCCGTCCACGAACTCCTGCTCGCGTCCGACGTGGCGTTCGTGTGAGTCGTCGACGCTTGTGCCGCGCGATCCTCGCGCGCGTCCTCGTGCTCCTCGGCTGGTCGCCGTCGAAGGCGAACCGCTACGCGCGCCTGCGCTGTCGGTGAAGCCGGCGCAACTTCGCCTCGTCGACGTCAAGGTGCGCGGCGTTCGCGAGCGCGAAGTTCGCCGGTGCTGGTTCAGGTCAAGGTGCTTCGCCGGAGCGCGCTTCGCGCGAGTCGGGCTGCGCCTGCCGTGATGCGCCGACAACGACGCTCGTCGAGCATCGTTCGGCTTCCATCCCGGCGTGATCGACGTGAGTCCGTTGCGGAGTACAGGAACCATCTCGCCGTCGGCTGCCTTGCCGTGGTTCCCGGCGACGACCTCGGGTGTCTTCGTTGACCCTTGTGTCGTCGTCCTCTGCTCGCGTTGTCGTCCCGCAAGCCTATGCCCGTCATCCGCTCACGTCGTCGTCGAGTGCCTCGACGCAGGCCGGTCTCGTTGTTCGTCTCGGTCGATCTCGATCCTGCCCGCCGCGCGCTCGCCGCGTCAACGCCCGATCGAGAAACGACGCGAGCGGCACCATGCCGCCCGCGCCCCCCGGCCCACCAGCGGGCTTGCCAGCCGCCTTCATCCGGGGACTCGCACCGTAGCGGCGCGCGTCTTCACGCGCCACGTCCGCGCCGCTACCCTGCCGCCATGCTCAAGAACCTTGTCGGCCAGACGTCGAGCACGACGGGCACCGGAGACCGCGCCCTCGACGGCGGCGCGATCCGCAACTGCCGCTCGTTCGCCTCTGCCTTCGTCGACGGCGACATCGTCAACGCGACGATCGTCGACCGACTCACCGGCGATAGCGAGGTCGGAACGTACACGTTCAGGAACTCGCCGCCGCGTCTCGTCGTCGTCGCGATCGAGACGGCGTTCGGGCCGAACGCGAGCGGGTCAACCTCGCCGGTGCCGTTCGTCGCCGGCACGCGCGACGTCCTCTGCGACGCGCCGGCCTCGATGCTTCAGCCTCCGAGTGACGCGATCGTCGTGACGTCGGAGCCGACCGGCTTCCCGAACCGCACCTCGACCACGCTCGCGTTCAACGGATCGACGCGCGTCTTCACGCTCGCGCCGGTGTCGTCGTCGTTCGACGTCTGGCTCGCCGGCATGAAGCGCACCTTCACGTCGTCGCTCACCGTCACGCTCACCGACACCGACGGTCTCTGGTACGTCTACGTCGACGCGACGACGGCGACGCTCACCGCGACGCAGACGTTCTCGATCTCGCTCATCACGACGCACGCTCTCGTCGCCGCGCTGTACTTCGACGCGACGAACGACGTCGCGATCTTCTTCGCCGACGAGCGGCACGGCCTCGTCATGGATGCGTCGACGCACGCCTACCTGCACACCACGCGCGGCGCGGCGTACGAGTTCGGCCTCGCGCTCTCCGGCCTCACCGTCGACGGCAGCGGCTCGCTCGCCGCGCACGCGCAGCTTGCGGTCGACGCCGGCGCGATCCGCGACGAAGACATCCGCGTCGACATCGTCGACGGGACGCCGCAAGACCTCGCGCCGATCGCGCAGGTCCCGGTCTTCTACCGATCGGGCGCGACGTCGTGGCGACGCAAGACCGCCGACGCGTTCCCGTTCATCTACAGCGGCACCGCCGGGTTCGTCGGCGCGAGCGGTCGCCCGGCGTACAACGACGGCACCGGCGGGAACTGGTCGCTCGTCGAGGTCGCCGAGAACAAGTTCTTTCTCGTCCACCTCTTCGCCTGCAACGACGTGAACGCGCCGATCCTCGCGGTGCAGGGGATCGCGCAGTACGACACGCAAGGCACCGCGCGAGACGGCGCGACGACGGAGATCAACACGCTCACCGGCCTGCCCTTCCCCGAACTCGTCGCCCTCGGGTCGGTCATCGTGCAGGCGTCGAGCGCGTACGCGAACACGCCGCGCGCGCGTTTCCGCTCGACCGACCTCGGCTCCACCTACGTCGACTTCCGCCCGCGCCGATGGGAGCCGTACGGCTGACAGACCGATCGGCGCAACGTAGAGTGAACCGCACCAAGGAGAATCAAGATGGCCGTCCGCATTGCAGACACCGTCCGCAACACTCGCATCGACGCAATCCGGGCGGCCATCGACGCTGGCGCGGGCGCGGGCCTGCTCCGCATCTACAGCGGCTCGAAGCCCGGCACGAAGGGCGGCACTCCGGCCGGCACGCTGCTCGCCGAACTGACCTGCGCCGATCCCTGCGGCTCGTCGTCGTCGGGCGTGCTCACGTTCACGACGCCGTTCAGCGACACGAGCGCGAACAACACCGGCACGGCGGCGTTCTTCTACTTGACCGACAGCACCGGCGCGTTCGTCGCCGACGGCGACTGCGGAACGAGCGGCAGCGACTTGAACCTCACGACGCTCTCGATCGTGTCGGGGCAGCCCGTGCAGGTCACGTCGCTCACCATCACCGACAGCAACGTCTGACGCTGAGGAGGTACCGTGCCTGACAACGTAGGCTACACACCGGGCACGGGCGCCACGATCGCTGCCGACGACGTCGGCGGCGCGCTCTACCAGCGAGTCAAGCTCGCCACCGGCGCCGATGGCGTCGTCGACGGCGACGTCTCGGCGGCGAACCCGCTGCCGATCGCCGCGCTGGGTGGCGAACTCATCGAGGTGCTTGAAGCAACGCGCATGGCCGTGCAGTCGTTGACGCGCACGATCGGCCAGACCTACCCAGATGCCGGCGGCCGTCAACGTGTGCTCCTTGATGCCATCACCGCGTCATTGACGCTCGCCACGATTACAACCGTGACGACCGTTTCGACGGTGACGAACCAGTCACAGATGGGCGGCATCGCGGCCAATGACCAGATTCCCGCGCTCCTGCGCATGACCGCAGACAACCTCCGACGAAACATCACGGTGACCTGATGCCAACGACGAACGGCAACCGAAAGATTCTCGACCTCAAGCGGTGGGAGATGATCGCTCCGACGCCTCAGGCGACGGCTGCGGCGCACTTCGTCGTCTCGTCGAGGCACTTCCGCCAGCAGCAAGTCCTCGTGTCGGGCAACACGGTGTCACACATCTACAACCCATCCGAGGACGGCTGGGTGCTGCTGCCCAACCAGAACCTCTCGGGGACCTTCGGCGCTGGCGCTTGTGGCGTGGGTGGCTCGTTCTCGACGGGTGCGACCACCGCCGCGTCCTCGCTCACGGCGACCGCTGGAACCACGACGTCAATCACGACGAACCAGACTCTCGCCCGTGACCTGCGCGGCTACAGTGTGTATTTCGTCGGCGGCACGAACGCTGGGAAGCTCAAGACCATCGCATCGAACACCATCGGCACGAACGCAGTGATCACGTTCACCGGCGCCGAGGCGGTGGCGTTCGACAACACGTCTCAGTACCGACTGATAACCCCTGTTTTCTACGTCATCGGCGCCGGCGCATTCGCCTCGGGATCGTTCAAGCGGTACGACTTCGCGACGAATACGTGGGTCATACTCGGCACAACCGGACTGCCCGCGTCGTGGGGTACCGAGGGCCGGATGGTTTCAACCCCGGCATGGATCGACTCGGGGTTCAAGAGCTTCGCAACGGGCACAGCGACCGCTGGCGCATCGACGACGCTGACGAACACCGGCAAGAGCTGGACCACGAACCAGTGGGCGAACTCGCAACTGCGCATCACCGCCGGCACCGGAGCGGGGCAGATCCGCACCGTCGCGAGCAACACCGCAACGGTCCTGACCGTCAGCGCCGCGTGGACGACGACGCCGGATGCGACGTCGCAATACTCGCTCGAAGGCAACGACGACTTCGTTTACCTGATGGGGAACAACGCCGTCACGATGTACCGCTTCAGCCTGAGCGGCAACACGTGGACGACGTTGTCCCCCACGGCGGCGCGCGGCGGCGCGCTTGCCATCGGTGGCGGTGGCTCGTGGGTGCACAGTGTGTCCGCTTCGGACTGGAACAACGAGAACGCCATCAAGAACGGGCGCTACATCTACAGCTTCCGCGGCGGCGCTGCGGTCAACCTCGACGTCTACGACATCGCGGCGAACACGTGGATTTCGCAGACCTATGCTCCTGCCGTCGATACGTTCACCACGGGCACGAAGTACGCCTATAGCAAAGACCGCATCTATCTCACGAAGGAAGCTACTGGCCGCTGGTTTGCTTTCGACCTCGCCGAAAACGCAATGCAGCCGTGGGGGACGATGCTCTATCCGCAGGGCGCCGCGATCCTCGGGGACACGTGCTTTAACGTGACCTACAGGGACGGCGCGACGGAGATCGATTATATCTATCTTTTGCTGAACACCTCGACGATCGCATTGCGACAGATGGTGATTTGATGCCTATCGACGTCGAAAGAGACATCCTGTTGATGCGCATCGCGACGTTGCAGTCGCTCCGCACCGCCGCGGAGAGGCTCGGCGACATCGAACGCATTGCCGCGCTCAACGCGCAGATCGAGGCGGCGCAGGCGGCCCTGCAAGCGGCGGGGGACTGAACCATGCTCCTGACACTGCTATCCCCTCAGGGGGCAGTGTCGGGCGTCCTCGCCTCGGGCGCCATTGCGCTCGGGTCCGTCACCGCGGCGGGCGACGCGAAACAGACCCACGTCGCGACGGCGGCCATCACCCTCGACACGGTGGCGGTCGCCGGCAGTGGACAGCAAACGCACGTCGCCACGGGCGCCATCTCTCTGAGCGCCGTGGCGGTCTCCGGCGCTGGCCGACAGACGCACGTCGCCTCGGGCGCTGTCGCGCTCGCCTCCGCGACGGTGTCGGGCGCGGGACGACAGACGCACCTCGCGTCGGGAGCGATCGCGCTCGCGTCCGTGTCGACGTCGTCGTCGGCCTCGCCCGTCGTCGCCGCGAGCGGTGCCGTCACGCTGGCGTCGGTCGCGGTGTCCGGAACGGCGATCGTCGGTGGCGTCTCGGCGACCGCGTCGATCGTCCTCGGATCGGCGGCGGTGTCGGGCACCGGGTCGCCCGTCCTCACCGCGTCAGGTTCGCCGTCGCTGGCGTCGGCGTCCGTCGCAGGCGCGGCCTCGCCCGTCGTCGCGTCGACCGGCGCGCTCGCTCTCGCGTCGGTCACGTCGACGTCGACGGCCTCGCCCGTTGTCGTTGGCGCGGGCGCGGTGTCGCTCGCAACTGTCGCCGTCGTTGGCGTCGGCTTCGCGGAGCAGGCACCGGTCGACGGCTACTTCTGGCAGCCGGCGGCGGGCGGCGTTATCGCGGGCGGCGTCGTCGCCGCGTCCGTCGTGCACGTCGGCGACGCGGTCGACCCCGACGCGCTCGCGCTCGACGTCGCGCGCGTCGGCCTCGTCGTCGACCCCACCGCGTCGTCCGCCGTTGTCGATCTCGCGGCCTCGTCGCTCGCAGTCGACGTGCTCGCCTCTGGCGTCGACGTTAACGTCGCGTCATCGTCTCTCGTCGTCGTCGTTCAGTAGGAGGCCCGCGTGTTCGTGATCAAGCAAGGAGACCGTCTGCCGTCGCTTCAGGCAACGATCAAGAACGAGAGCGATGGGACTGCGGTCGACCTCACGACCGCCCTCGGAGTCACGTTTCGGATGTGGAAGCAGCGCACCTCCGGCGGCACCTACAAAGTCAACACGACCGCGACGGTCGTGACTCCAGCGTCGGGCGTCGTGCGCTACGACTGGACGGCGATCGACACGAACGAGGCCGGCGACTACCTCGCCGAGTTCGTCATCGCGTGGCCGTCGTCGAAGACGCAGACGGTGCCGACCGCCGGCGCGTTCCACGTCCGCGTGCTCGACGGCGGGCTTCCCGGTTGATTGCCTGCGGCGTAGCCTCGCCGCATGGGAATCCTCGACGCCTTCTTCGGTCGCCGCTCCGCCGCATCTGCCTCGTCGACTCCTGACGGCATCGTCACGATGGGAATCGACGACACGCTGATGCCCGGTCACGTCTCGGGCGGCGTGTACAAGCAGAGCGCGCCGCCGCCGCGCGGGTCGTACGAACTCCTCGACCTATTCAAGAACTCGCCGTGGCTCCGCGCGACGACGCACAAGATCGCGTCGTCGTTCGCGTCGATCGAGTGGAAGGTCTACGCGCGGCAGGCACGAGCGGCCGACGGCACGACGAAGTTCGTCGACGACAAGGTGCTGCGCTCCTCGCCGCCGTCGCTGCGCCCGGCGATGATCCGCAAGGCGCGCGCGTCTGGCGACCTTGTGCTGCTCGACGAGCACCCGTTGCAGGTCCTGCTCGACAAGCCGAACCCGCTGATGTCCGGCCGCGCTTTCCGTCAGGTCTGTCAGGTCCACCTCGACCTGCTCGGCGAGACGTACATCGTCCTCGACACGAACCCCGCCGGGATGCCGGTGCGGATGTGGCCGATTCCGCCGACGTGGATCAAACAGATTCCCACCGAGACGCAGCCAGCGTTCCGCGTCGAGGTCGACGGCGTCTCGTTCGACGTGCCCGTCGAGAACATGCTCGTCATCCGAGACCAGAACCCCGCCGATCCCTACGGTCGCGGCGTCGGTACCGGCCTCGCTCTCGCCGACGAACTCGACATCGACGAGTTCGCCGCGAAGCACGTCGCGACGTGGTTCCACAACAAGGGCATGCCCGACATGCTCATCTCTCTCGAAGGCGCGTCGCGTCCGCTACTCGAAGAAGCGAAGCGTCGATGGGACAACGCCACGCGCGGATTCGCGAAGGCGTACCGCACGCACTGGACCGGCGCGAAGCTTGACGTGAAGCGCCTCGACACCGCGTTCAAGGACATGGCGCTGATCGAGATTCGCTCGTTCGAGCGGAACACGATCGTGCAGGTCTTCGGCGTCCCGCCGGAGAAGCTCGGCATCATCGAGAACTCGAATCGCTCGACGTCGGAGTCGGCGCAGTTCATCTTCGCGAACGACGTCCTCGTGCCTCGCGCGGAGCTCTGGCGCAGCGAACTTCAGAACAAACTGGTCGATCGCTTCGACGCGCGCCTCGTCCTTGACTACGAGAGCCCCGTCCCCGGCGATCGCGAGTTCAAGAAGAACGTCATGCAGGCGTTCTCGGAGATGTTCACGATCGACGAGATTCGCGCGCTCGCCGAGATGGACCCTCTGCCCGATGGCAAGGGAAACGCGTTCATGGTGACGAGCGGGAAGCTGTACTCGACCGACCTGTCGAAGCCGGCGACGATCCCGATCTACGGCTACCATCTCTCCGCCGGCGTGCTCACGAACGACGAGGTCCGCACGAGCCTCGGCCTGCCTCCGGCCTCCGACTCGTGGGGCGGCGACCGCGCAGTCGGCATGTACCTCGACCCGAACATGATGCTCGCCGCGCCGACCGAACCGTCGACGCTCTCGCCAGAGGTGCAGGCGTCGAACACGGCGGCGATCGTTCGCGCTCGCGAGGCGCGCCGCGCGCTTGTTCGTCGCTCGCTCTCGAAGGCTCAGATCGATGCGCTCGTCGACAGCGTCGACGTCAAGGCGCTCGGCTCTCGCATCGAACCTCTCGTGCGCTCGCTTGTCGAGGCGTGGGGCAACGACACGCTGAAGTCAGTCGAGAGCGCGACGACCGGGTTCGACCGCAAGCCCTTCGACGTGAACGACCCGAACGTGAAGGCTCACCTCCGCGAGTACGTCACCGATCGACTCGGCCGGTTGATCAACACGACGACGAAGGCCGAACTGAAGACCGCGCTCGAAGCGGCGGCAGAGACCGACGCCGACCCCGCCGAGGCGGTGCGCTCCGTCTTCACGCGCGCGGAGATCGAGCGCAGCGACGTCATCGCGGAGACCGAGGTGCGGCGCTCGTCGCAGTTCGCGACGAAGGAGGCGCTCACGCAGAGCGGGATCGTGATGCAGAACGAGTGGCTGTCGACGATGGACGGACGCGCGCGCGACGAGCACCGTGCGATGGACGAGCAGCGGCGCGACCTCACGAAGCCCTTCGAGGTCACGGTCGGCCGGTACACCGGCGCGCGCGCCATGTACCCCGGCGGCTTCGGCATCGGCGCGCTCGACATCAACTGCCGCTGCGCGATCGCTCCAGTCATCGTCGAGAGCGAAGACAACGTCGTGCCTGCGTCGCTGCGCGAGTCGATCGCAAAGAACGGCGAGGTCGTCATCTCGACGATGTCCGCCGACGAGCGCGAGCGCGTCTGGCGCGCACTCGATCGCAAGGCGCAGACGTGGGACGCGCGCTACTCGAAGGCGCTCTCGTCCGGGTTCCGTGAACAGGAGCGCGCGGTCCTCGACGCGCTCGCCAAGGTCTGACGCGTCGACGACGACGCAAGGAGAAACGATGAAGCTGCTGAACCTGAAGGCGTGGAAGTCCGCCTTCGTCGAGAAGAAGAACGACGCCCGCCTCGACGCGGGCGTTGCCATGACTCCGCTCGCCGTCGCTCCGTTCGTCGTCGAGGTCGCCGCGAAGCGCGCGAACGTCGACGTCGTCGCGAAGATGCTGCGCGACGTCGCGATGCCCGACGCC